TATTTTTCCATTAATATATTGTTTTAAGTCCCCGCCACAATTTACACATCTATAATATTCTCTGGTTATAGATATTAACATGGTTTTTTCTGCGCAGGAAGGACAAATACCTTTAACAACTTCTGTCTGGGCTAAGTGAAAATCTTTAAAAGACATTAGTTTGCCAATGGATTGGTGGCTTTAACTTTAATCTCTTCTATTTGAACCTTTAATAATTCGATTTCTTTTTTATTGATTAAATATTCTGTGTGGCCATGCTCATCATCATGCTCATGTTCTACTAATTCATGAGTATGAGACGTGTCAACATTTTCTAGTTTAGAAACTTTTTCTTCTAATACTGCGATAGAACTTTCAATTCCTGAAGTATCAACAGTTGAATGTTCTTTAGCTTCTATTGCATCCAATTTGGTCACAATTTCGCCATATTTAATAAAACCACCACCGATGGCGACGATGGCCGCTATCAAAGCTGCAATTCCTGCGAGTTGATCTTTAAGTTTGCCCATTTTTTAACATTTTCAATTCATATAAAAGCTGTTGCTTCTTAAGATTTAATTCTCCAAGTTTTTTAGCTTTGATCTCTATCTTATCATTTTGGACATAACTTGCAAGATTAGTATTTGGATATATTTGTCTATCATCAAAGATATTTAATTGGTTTAAATAGATATTTTTTGGCTTATAAAATACTGCATTTTGGTACATAGCTAAAGACGCTTGTTCACTTGTCATTGCATCCATTTTTATAATATTCTTGATAGCTAAATTTTTAGCGATGTCTTTAACATCTTTGTCAACCTTATCCATTATTCTGGCAAGATTTTTGACGATAGCTTTTTTCTGTTGTATCTTTTTTTGTTTGGCAAGCTTCTTAGCCTGAACAGTGGATGTTGTAGCAGTTTCGCTAGTAGATTCCTCTTCTTGTGCTTCTTCTTCAAACGTTTCTTCATTCTCTGCTTCTACCATTTCAGTAGGCTCTTCTTCAATAGTTTCTTCTTCAACCATTTCAGTATTTTCTTCTTCTATCATCTCTTCTTCGGCCATTTCTGTTGGTTCCTCCATCATCTCTTCTTCTTCAAATGTTTCTCCGTCCTCGGTTGATTCCATGAATATGGGTCCATCACCTTCGACGAATGATTCTTCTGATGAAAATTCCTCTTCCTCAGAAACCACCGGTAAGAATGTTGCAACGAGTTCATCAGTCTCTTCATAAATTTCCTCCATTTCTGTTTCTGTAAATTCAAACATTGGACTATCCTCAAATGTCATACCTTCCTCTTCAAAATAAAATTCTTCTTCAAAAAATTCTTCTGTAAATGTAAATGTTTCCATGTCCATTTCAAACGTAGGCTCTTCATTAAAGTTAAAAGTTTCTTCTTCAAAGAAGAATTCTTCCATATCTTCAAAGACTTCTTCCTGTAAATCTTCAAGGATATCATTTATTTCATCTTGAATAGACTGATCAATAGGCTCTGACTCATAGGTAACCGTAAGAGAAGGTTCTTTTAAGTCTACTGAATAATGGCTTGTACTGTTGGATGTATCTGTAAAATCATATCTTACATTGATGTCATAATCAGTTTGAGTATTTCTAGATACAGAAAGAGTGTCAGAACCAGGTTCATAAGCACCGCAATTAATACTGCCACAACCTTCAGTACTATACACACGTATTTGTGTTGTTGTCCCACCATCTGCTCCAGTTATTGTTACTGTTGAAGTAACTGTAGAATCATAATCATTCCAGTGCCAATATTTAAAAGAATGATTCGATGTAAAACCATCTTGTAATTGTGGTTCGGTTAGACTACCATCATCTTTTAAACTTACATCATCAGATTTAATATATGTATTATTAACAGCAGCAACAGTACCGTTACCATGCCTTAAAGTAGCAGTACCAGACCAACCTGTAGAAAAATCTTGACTAAGTAAATTACTTGTTGTCGTTTCTTCTGCTGAAGTTGTAAGGGTTAGCATTATCAGCAAAATTATTGACGCTATATATTGCATAAGCAGCAACTCCTATAAAAATTATTAACCATATCATTTTTTCCTCCTACACATATAATGTTTTGATGGTTCGTAGTTCCATTTTTTACCGTGATGACCTCTTATATCTGCATACCACATTCTTAATTTAACTATCAATTTCAGTACAGGTCTAGGCATTATCTAACCTTTTTTAAATTTTTAAGTTCTTCTTTAGCAGTTTCCTTATCTGCTTTTTCAAATTCTTTTGTCATCTGAGCTTCTTCTTCAATTTTTTTCTTTTCAGCTAAAGCTGCTTCTTTAGCTAGTTTTTTTTCTTTTTTCTCTCTAGCCTTCATACGTTTAACATATAAATCATAATCAGGTCTTTCGTGATCATATTTAGACCATAGCGCCAAAGCTTTTTTACCAATACGTCCATCGATTGGACAAGGCGTACCCGCTTGAATCATTGATTCAAATACACGTTCATCTTGGCAGAGAATAGCAACTGCTGCTACCTTCATACCAAAGTCATTTAAAATTCTTGCTAGTTTCAATCTTTCACAATTTTCATCAATCACATGTTTACCACCGGATAAACCTATTCCAAATGTTTGTATTCCTGCGGAAACTCCAACAGCGCATACGTCCTGTGTCATAGAATTATAAGATGGTGCCGCCGCCGAGGGTGGTGCAGATCTTATATCTGAATTTGTTGTGTTATTAGTTGTAGAGGTAGATTCGGAACCTGATTCATATGTAGTTGTTGATTCTGAAGTGTAACCGCCTTCAATTGCGGTGTTGGAACCACTAACGTTTGTTTGGGTAGAGTCTGCATTAACTTGTCCACAAAAGGATAAAAAACACATTAATATAATTAATACACCTGTCACATAATAGTTCATAAATTTCTCCATGTTTATTGACAGCTTTCACATTCCCCCGTGTCATCAATTACAAGGCCACCATTTTTATCTTGACCATTTTTACATTCACAATTTTCACAAGCGCATGTTCCGTATACGTCTGCGTGTAAGTCTCCATTGCAGTGACAATCGTGATGACATTTTTTACATTTAACCATTTTTGGCCTCGTTACATGTTGGACAGGATTTTTTATATCTTGAGTGAGTGTTGCATACAATTTTTTTTAATGTAACTACAGGAACTTCCTCCTGTAACTTTAAAGGTGGTTCTTTTTTATCTTCTGGTAATCCACTTGCTAACCATCCTAAAAACTTTTTAAAAGGCCAACAAATAATTTTTTTAATCATCTTTTTTCTCCTCAATATTGTAGAAGAACTTATCAGTATCTTCTGTTTTCCATTTATCGGTATTTTCAACATTCCAATCGCTAGTTTGGACTTTCCAATCCGGTACTTCTTTTCTTACCGTAAAGGAAGGTATATCCCAAAGGATACGATTGTTGGGTTGTGCTGCATAATTTCCGTCCTCTAAAGCGAGAACGTGTGCGCACTTATGTTCGTGCGATATTTCTGAATGATCAGTATCTACTATATTACTCTCTGGGTGAGCCCAGTCAACAGTAAAAAGGTACTCCCCAGGATGTAATTTCTTATCTTTTCCAAAATATTTTCCAGACTGACCGTCTAGAATATCATAAGAAGTGACAGCAGGATAATAGCTAAAACAATTCCAGAGCTGTAGTTCATCAAGTCGTCTTCGTGGTACGTCTTTGACTTCGAAACCCCGTTGAATAAACGCGCTAATTGGTAGGCGGTAAAATACTGCACCGTTTTCCATAATAGCGTGAAATAGTATCGGACGTCCTGTAATAGATGCGAGGCCAAATATAATGCAGTCTTCAACTTCTCCATAATGATCCTTAAGATCATAGAGATATTCTCTCCTGATCTGTGAATACGCCACAGGTATGTTTGCATTTAAGTAGGCCATGCATAATAAATTATTTTGTAATTAAATGATATATAATTATGACAGCAACTATAACTATAGCCGTAGCTCTTTTATTAGTTATAGCTATAGTCCATAATCTTTTAGCTTCTTGTTTTACTTTTTCCATAGTAACCTCCATTTTTATTTTTATTTTATTATACCCCAATTTTTGCCTTTTTTATAGTTAACTTTATTTTTAATTTCAAGCACTATAGCCTTCTCCATAATCTCTTTAACTATCTTTATGTTCTCTTCTGATTTAACTGATAAACAAAGCTCATCGTGTATTTGTATGTGTGGTATAATGCCTCTCTCATATAAATCTACCATAGCTTTTTTTGTCATATCTGCCGCTGATCCTTGAATTAATCTATTCAAAGCTTTGTAAGTAAATGCAGGCGTATAATATTTTTCAAAGTGGTCCATATAATTTTTGTCAACCTTATTCTCTTTATATTTCTCTAGAATTTCAGCTTTGAATGCTTGTCTTGCTTCTTCTTCTGTATACAAAGGCACTTCATTAAATCTATTTGTCTCTGGATTCCATTCTCTATCAGTAGTTTCCCATTTATTAAATCTGCAAAATCTGTCATGTAAAGTAAATAATAATCTATTATCTTTTGAAAATTGAATAAGATCTTGTGAAAGCTGTCTTACAAATGGAACCTTGTTATGATACTCATCAAACAATTTTTTTGCATTTATTCTATCTAGACCTAACTCTTTTTGTAATTTTAATTTACCCATACCATAAAATAAACCTAGATTAATTGTTTTAGCTTGTGTTCTAGAAATTTTTGCCATGTCGGCAACAATCTGGTGAAAGTCTGCATCTTCTTTATCAAACTCTTTATGTAATTCGTCTGTTCCCGGTAAACCTAACTTGATAGCATAGTGAACCACGATCCGTGGTTCCTGTTGCGAGTAGTCAAGACTCGTCCACTCGTGTCCTTCTTCTGGTAAAAACATTTCTCTCATCTTTTTACCCATGAATCCTCGTGCTGGAATCTGTTGTAAATTAGGATTCGACATTGAAAATCTTCCAGTAACCGTTCCTCCCTGATCCGATCTAATTTGATTTATATCTGCATGTATTCTGTCATTGTGTACATAATCTAATAGACCATCTACAAAAGTATTTGCAGCTTTGTCGTATTCTCTTGCTTTTGCAATCATACGTAAACATTTACTCTTATGAGTTTTTAAATAATCTTTTGGAAGCTGCGGCATTTTAGATTTAGGTGTAACTTTGTAATCTTTTATATTCAGGTGATCTAATAAAATTTTAATAGAGGACGCTGCCCATATATCTATTTTCTTAGTTGTTCTTTTTCTGATTGCAGTTACGATTTGATCTCTTCGTTTCTTGAGGTGGTCGCCAAACTTTTTAGCTTTTTGGACATCTATTTTAACTCCTTTAAATTTCATGTCAACTAAACACGGGAATAATTTTGTTTCTAATTCAAATATTTTTCTACAAGTTTTTTGCTCTCCGTCCTCTTTAGTGTATAATACTTCGTCCAATTTTTTATTAAATAAATTCCATAACTTAAAAGTTAAATTTACATCTTGTTTTGCATAATCTTTTACAATAGATGAAGGCAGTCTATGCATGTTGGACATAGGATCTTTCACCATACCACCAGACCATTCTAAAGTTTTTTGTTGTAGATCGTATTTATATTTAGCTTCATTTAAATAATCTTTTGATAAAGAGTCTAACGAATATCTAAATCTATTTTCATCAATAACGGATGCAGCTATCATAGTATCTACAATTCTACCTTTTATCATAGAGCCTGTAACCGCTCTAATCCAACAGACATCGTACATTGCATTATGAAATACTTTTGTAATTTTTTCGTTTTGAAATATTTTCTCGTTTAAAACCTTCCATATTTTTAATTTTTTACCCATGGTAAGTTCTGTATCTGCATGGTGTAGTGGGAAATAAGTAGTATCTTTACCTGTAGCAACAGCAATACCACAAACAAAACCATCATTTCTGATAGCACCTAATCCTTTTGTTTTTAAATTGGGATCATATGTTTCTATATCGACAGCAACAGTACTAATACCTTTTAAATCTAAATCTTCTGGAGTGTTACACATTATTTTTCTTTCGCTTCATTAGGATAATCTCTATCAATTGCCATATCAATATAATGTTTAGCTTTCAATAAATCTTCCTTCTGGTTTTTTTGTTTGTGGCGACATAAATATTTAATTGCGTTTCCTTCGGCGAAAGGTAAATTATTTTTGTTAATAAATTCTGATGGTTGAATCTCCATAGATTTATAGTGAGTTCCACCTACCTGTTTTTTATATATGTCATCGCTCATATTACAAATTCCAAATAAAGTTTAATTGCAAAATAAAATGTTATCATAAATAATAAAATTTCTTCGCTTGTTAAGTCCATCATTATCTACCTCCTAGTGTATATTTTCCTTGTGATGCAATTGTCCAACAGTCTATTCTTCCTCTGCTATAAGCTACATACTTTAATCTTAATTGTGTGAAATATTTTTCTAATCTTGTTGCTGTTAAATCTACAATTACATTATCGAATGTAAGACCTTTTACTGTATGTATATTTGCATATTTAACTCTGACATCACCTTCTAAATCAAAACCTCTTTGTAATATTTTTTTTATATATTTAATTCTGTCTTCTTCTGTTTTAGTTCTTATTAATACAAAGTCTTTATGGTTAATAGAATCTGGTTTTAAATATTTTTTA